ACAGAAACTTCTAAAAAATGTGCTTTAAAAATTGCTGATGAAATAATTAAACAAAGTTGGGACTACCGAGAAATTGATTTAGGAGCAAATTATGATTATTGGACTAAAGTAAAACACGAAATAGAAAAGCTATGAATCCTGAAGTTAACCAAGAGATACAAGAATTAAAAAAACAAATAAAAGAATTAAAGCAATTAGTAGATGCACTAATAGCGGTAACAGATGAAGGCGGTACTGTAAACGCTGATTCTTTAGTAATTAAAATGTTAAAACTTAAATTAAAATAAAAATGGAAAAGAGAGACAACAGCGGAGCGTTATTTACAAACGACAAAAAGACGAAAGAAACGCACCCGGATTTAAACGGTAAAATTACAATCTTAGGGCGTGAATTTTATCTAAGCGCATGGAAAAAACAAACAAGTCAAGGTAAAGGATATTTAAGTTTGTCAATTAAACCGGTAGACGATGAAAACACGAAGCCACAAAGCAACGATATTTCAGACTTTTTAAACAGTTTTTAAGCCATGAAAGAAGAAAAGATAATAGCTAACATAAATAATGTAACACGAACGTTAATTTGGCGGTATATTCAAAGCAAAGGAATAACTTTAAACAAGTTTTGTTTAGATGCTAAATTACACCAGTCAAACATACACACGTTTTTAAAAGGTAAAACAGTTAGCACGGCCACAATTGAAAGAATTGGCAAATATTTAGACGCTAATAAGTAACGCCCAAAACCTAAATGAAGTGCGGAACCTAAAAAATTCCGCATTTTTTTATTCAGATAGTATTTATATTAAACTTTAATATTATATTTGTTGAAATAATTAATTAAACAGCTATGAAAACACGAAACACAACAGTAAAAAACATTGAAGTAAGTAACGGAGTAGGGTATTTTGATATCGATTGTGGTAAAGGAAAAGAAATGCAGTTCGAATTTAGACATGACTGGATAATAAAAGAAGGTGAAGTTGACGGTGTAAACGTAAAAATAGGTAAATACGATTTCTACGCTGAAGATGGTGCGTTAATAAGTTCTAAACACCTAAACAAAAGAAACACGAAGTTAATTTGTGAATACATTGAAAGCGTTTTATATGAACATCCTTACGATTATGAATACCAAGACATATGCGAAGATGAAGAAGAAGAACGTTTATACTGGCAAGAATTAGCACGTGACGATAATTACTTTCTGAATATTTAAACAGTACAAAAGCCAACTAATTTTGTTATATATGTATGGAGTTAGTTAGGTATTCAAAAAACGTTCATCAATTATTTGTTCAGGGTTCGCAAGTAAAAATAGCCGTATTGTCTGATTTACATTGGGATAACCCAAAATGTAATAGAGAACTATTAAAAGAGCATTTAGATTACTGCCTAAAAGAGAATATCCCCGTAATAGTCAACGGGGACTTTTTTTGTTTAATGCAAGGCAAAGGAGACAAGCGAGGAAATAAATCTGACATACGACCTGAACACAATAACGCAAAGTATTTAGATAGCATTGTTGAAACTGCGGTCGAATGGTTTAGTCCATACGCAAGTATATTGACTGTTTTAGGATACGGAAATCACGAAACAGCTATTATAAAATACCAAGAGACGGACATACTACAAAGATTTGTAGACTTACTAAACTATAAAAATAACAGTAACGTAATGACTGGCGGTTATGGTGGTTGGATTTCTATTAGACAAGGCTTTAATAAAAGCAAAGCGGTTTTTTATAAATTAAAATACTTTCACGGTTCCGGCGGTGGTGGTGTAGTAACAAAAGGAGCATTAAATTTAACCCGTGCTTTAGAGATGTACGAAGGGTTTGATATATTTACAATGGGACATATACACGAAAATTCAGCACGTCACGACGTAAGGGACACTTTAATACATTCACCTCATAATGGATATGTTTTAGAACAAAAAGAACTACATTTAATGATTACCGGGACATACAAAGAAGAATACGGTGACGGTTCTAAAGGTTGGCACGTTGAACGAGGAGCGCCAATTAAACCAGTAGGTGGACGCATTTTAGTTTTAAGTATTGAAAGAAAACAATGGGAAGGTGAAGATAGATTAATAAAACATATTGATAGCATAAGATTTAATAAATGGGTAAAGTAACTTTTGAATTTGATTCACAAGAAGAATCTGAAGATATTAGAACAGCATTAGACGGATATAAATACAAATTAGTTATTTGGGATTTAGACCAACATTTAAGAGCTGAAATAAAATATAACGATAAATTACCCTGTGAAGTGGCTCAAGCATACGAGAATTTACGAGACAAGCTAAGAGAGTTTTTAAACGATTATAGTATAAATATTGAATAATTAACATTGTATATAAAAAAATAATATAAATTTGTAGTGTGAAGCACGTACTACTTTTTCCTATTTTGATTGCCGTATTTATTTTAGATAGGGTTTTTCTGGTTTTTGCCTTTTGGGTACCAAGTGAAAAGTTTGAAACGTGGTTATATAAAGACGAATTAATATTAGAATCAATCCACCGTGTTTTAATATTTTTGTCAAGTGTTTCTGTTATTCAATTATTTACTTCACTTTGGTAAACAAAAGCTTTTTAATAGAACTAAGTAAACACCACAAAGACTGGATTAAGATTGTAGGCACCTTTGGAGAAGAATTTTACGCTGAAGATATAGTTCAAGAGATGTATCTTAAAATGGCTGTAATAAATAACGTAGAACGATTTTACGTAAACAACAAACTGAATAAAAACTTTATTTGGACCGTGTTACGAAATATGGCTTTTGATTACAAGAAAAGCAAGTCAAGAGTTTGTAAAGTAAATATAACGGAAGCCTACCAAATAAAAGACGAATACATACCTGAAATACTTGAAGCAAAGAAACGTTTAGAAATAAAGATTAATCATGAGGTTAAACAATGGCATTGGTACGACCAACTATTATTTGACCTTTACCGAACTTCAGGAATGAGTACAAGACAAATAGAAGGTGTTACCGGTATAAGTTTTAAAAGCGTATGGAAAACAATTAAGACTTGTAAAGAACGATTGAAAGAAAATGTAGGTGAAGATTACCAAGACTTAATCAATGAAGATTATGAATTAATAAAATAGATATGGCACGAAAAAGACGAACAAAAGCTGAAATATTAGCAGCACAAAGTGAAGGATTAGGAGACACGGTAGAAAAGGTTTTAGAAACAACAGGCATTGCAAAAGTGGCAAAGTGGATTTTAGGGGAGGATTGTAATTGTGATGAACGAAAAGCAAAGTTAAACGCTTTGTTTCCTTACAGAAAACCTAAATGTTTGCTAAAAGACGAACATGAATATTTAACACAATGGTATTCAGAAAAGCGTTACTCAATGAAGCCTACCGAACAAAAAGAACTACTAAAGATTTACAATAGAGTGTTTACTGTAAACATGCAACCTACTTCTTGCGGTTCTTGTCTACGTGATGTAATGAATAAACTTGAAATTTTATACAATAGCTATGCCGATACCGAAGCCTAACCCTAACGAAGAAAAAAAGGACTTTATTCAACGTTGTATGTCTAACGATACAATGGTAAGTGAATACAAAAACACGGACCAACGTTTAGCCGTATGTTCAACTACTTTTGAAGATAGCAGAAATAAAGTCGAATTAGAAAGTTACACGGATTATCCTAAAGAAGCAACTGAAAACGCAAAGATAGCGTTAAGATATGCTGAAGAAAACGGTTGGGGTGATTGTGGTACACCCGTAGGTAAACAAAGAGCGAATCAATTAGCAAATGGCGAACCTATAAGCGAAGAAACTATTTCACGAATGGCAGCCTTTGAAAGACATCGACAAAATTCCGATAAAGAACTTGGAGACGGATGCGGTCGTTTGATGTGGTTAGCTTGGGGTGGTGACGCTGGTATAGAGTGGGCGCAAAGAAAGTTAGAACAAATAAGAAAAAACTAAAAAAACACGAACTATAAAATGGCAAAAGTAGGTAGACCAAGAAACTTAGATAGCCCTGAACAACTTTACGAACTATTCCTAAGATACAAACAAGACGTAAAAGCAAATCCAAGAATAAAAAGCGTATTCGGTGGAAAAGAGTTTGAAGAAAGAGCAGAACCGTTAGAACGTCCTTTAACAATGGAAGGATTCGAAATATTTTGTTGGAATATAGTAGGCGAAGTTGAAGATTATTTTTACAATCGAGATAAAAGATACGAAGAATTTTCCGCTGTCTGTTCGCATATTAAAAAAGAAATCCGTAGAGACCAAATCGAAGGCGGTATGGTAGGACAGTATAATCCAAGCATTACACAACGTTTAAACAACCTAAAAGAGCAAGTAGAACAAACGAATATAGAACAACCGTTATTTAAACTAAATGATAATAACATCAGCGATAAGGAAGATTAACGCCCTACAAAAACGGATTAAAATAATCCAGGGTGGAACTTCCGCTTTTTATCCCCCTATGAATTAAGTAGTAGGGGGAGACAATGCAGGAAAAACATACGGAATATTACCGGTACTAATTACCAAGGCTGCAACCTATCCACGAAGTGAAATTAGCGTAGTAGCTGAATCAATACCTCATTTAAGACGGGGTGCGCTAAAAGACTTTCTAAAGATAATGAAAGAAACCGGTAGATACTTTGACGAGCGCTTCAATAAATCTTTACTTAGATACGAGTTTGCTAACGGAAGCGTAATAGAATTCTTTAGTGCTGACGATTCAAGTAAATTAAGGGGTGCAAGACGTGACGTGTTATACATAAACGAATGTAACAACGTAACATTTGAATCATACAACGAACTTGCAATACGTACAAAGAAAGAAGTATATTTAGACTTTAATCCGGCTAATGAATTTTGGGTACACAAAGAACTAAAAGACGAACCAGATAGCGACTTCTTAATTTTGACGTATAAGGACAACGAAGCGCTTGACGATAGTATTGTTCAACAAATAGAAAAGAACCGTTTAAAAGCCGAAACAAGCGCATATTGGGCTAATTGGTGGCGTGTGTACGGATTAGGTGAAATAGGAATGCTCGAAGGCGTTATATTCAGTAACTGGAAAACAATAGACACACTACCAAAAGACGCAAAGTTAATCGGTATTGGATTAGACTTCGGTTACACGAATGACCCAACTGCAATAATTGAAGTTTACAATTACAACGGTACACGAATATTAAACGAACTAAAATACCAAACGGGGATGCTTAATAGTGATATTGCAAAAGAACTACCGAAACACGTACCCGTATATGCTGATTCTTCAGAGCCTAAAAGCATTGAAGAAATAAAGCGCTATGGAATAACAATTAAAGGCGTTACAAAGGGCAAGGATTCAATTAACTACGGTATTGATGTTATGCAGCGCCAAGAATATTTAGTTACGTCTAACAGCGTTAATTTGATTAAAGAGCTACGTGCTTACTGTTGGGATACTGACAAAGCGGGAACACGTTTAAACAAACCGATTGACACAAACAATCATGCTATTGATGCGTTACGATACCACGAAATGGAAACGTTAGGATTAAATTCTAACTACGGTAAATATCACATCTGGTAATGGATTTTCAGAACGCGCATATAATGGCTTCAATTGTAGAAGATTATATTTTCCGGGTAAAAGGTAAGTTAGTTAAAATAAACCGTGCTTGTTTAGTCAACGAGCGTCAATATTTACTACTTTGTCAAGCGTACCAGATAGCAATTAAAGACAATAACGAGAAATAAATAACAGTTCACACCCGTTCAAGTATGCAAATAGTGTGCAGATATCTTTTTGTTAACGTCAACAAAATGGTTTAAACTACAAAAACACGAATAAAAAGTTAATAAATAAGATGAAAACAGAAATTGTAATACCTACTTCATTAAGCGAAATTCCTTTAAGGAGTTACCAAGAATTTATGAAGGTAGTTGAAAAGTCGAACGACGAAGAATTTATCGGTCAAAAGACTATCGAGATTTTCTGCGGATTAAAAATGAAAGACGTAGTTAAAGTAAAATGGTCTGACGTTAAAAGCTTAACTTTACATTTAAACGAAATATTCAAAGCAAAGCCTAAATTTCAAGCAACGTTTAAAATCGATAATACTGAATTTGGTTTTATTCCTAATCTCGAAGATATGAGTTTTGGAGAATACATTGATTTAGAAAGTAATATTTCAAGCGTAGAAACTTTTCATAAAGCTATGGCGGTAATGTACCGTCCTATCACAAAGAAAGTAAAAGATAGGTACGAAATATTCGAGTACACGGGAACGGACGAATTCAGCGATGTAATGAAGTTCGCACCTTTGGACGTTGTAATGGCTGCAACGGTTTTTTTTTCGACTTTAGGAAGCGACTTAGTACAACATACGCTTACCTCTTTGGAGACGGAGATAGAGAAGAATCCGAAGATAATGACTTTAGCGAAAGAACGCAATTTAATAAACGATGGGGATGGTACAATTCAATCTATGCGCTTTCTCAGGGAGACGTTACAAAGTTTGATGAAGTTACCAAGTTGGGGGTTAGAAAGTGCCTTACCTACCTTACTTACGAAAGACAAAAACGAGAAATAGAAGATAGAGAATTAAAAAAAATACAGCGACATGGCTAATTATTACACGGTATTAGATACGTTAAAAACCAACTTAGAAAATGACCCTTTTGTAAACACGGTTACGCAAGGTGATATTTTCGGAGTAGATTTAGCAAAACAAACAATATTTCCTTTAGTGCATATCATAGTGAATAACGCTACGTTTGAAAGTAATGTAATTCGTTTTAACGTAAGTTTAATGGCTATGGATATTGTAAACAAATCAAAAGACGAAGATACGGACGTGTTCAACGGAAACGATAACGAGGTTTATGTACTAAATACTATGCTTTCAGTTTTAAACAGATTGTACGAAGAAATAAGACGAGGTGATTTATTTACTGATTCTTTTCAGGTGGAC